CTTTCACTGCCATACCGGCGACGGGACCACCAACGGCTGTCGCTATCGTTGGCGCAACTTGGGCCAAAAGGCCACCTATCTTTGAAAAATCCATGGCTCATCAACCCCTCATCATCAAGACCACACCGACAAGACCAATCAATCCGAGCGATGCCATCACGATCAGCGTAACAACTGCAGCCTCTTTCACTTCGTCGATCTTGCGTTGCATCTCACGCTCATCCTCATACCGCTGTCGCTCAATTTCTTTGCGGATATTGATAACCTCTCGCTGCACCTGATCCCAAGCCGCCATACCATACTTGCCTATGAATAACCCCTTGGCTTTCAATGCCAGTTCATGTGCCTCTGCTTTAGCTGCATATCTCTCCATTGCGATCTGCTCTGGAGACTTATCTGAGAATATCTTTTTACGCGGTGGTTCGGCGGCAAGTTGTGTAAGTTTAGCTAAGTTTCCCCATAGTTCAGACAGGTCTGCAGCCATCGACTGCAATTCTTTTCCCGCCGCAATGCCTGCCTGCAGAGCAGCGTATGCGGCCTGCGCACCGGCAAGTATTGTTAACGGGTCCATACCTCACGCATCCCTCTCATGCTTAAATATCTTATAGATACGGTATGCAATGAGAAACGAACCACCGATAGCCATAAATAAATGCAACCAACTATTCAAACTGGTCGCCCATAACGGCATCGTGATGGCTCCGCCTGCCACCAGCGAATCAACAACTAGGTTTTCGTTGTCGTTGTTCTGCACAGCAGGCTCCTATTCATAAATGATATTGAGCGAACCGGCATCGAATGTGTCGGTGCCGTTCATAGTAACACGAACCCTGTCGAGGACGGAAGCCAGAGAAACCACGCCTGACCCATAACCCATAGTGGTCCCTGCCGTATTGGAGATAACAGAACTGGAAACCCATGTGTTACTTGTAACATTTGTGATGACAACATGTCCGGTATATGTACCAGCAGCCGCAACCGCAATACCAAGAGTGAACGAATCGGTTGTCAGTGCCGTAACAGTACATGTGTTGGCACCGGTGATCGACGCACCCTGACTAGAATACCCCGACGACGCAATACCGGATGAAGTACCAAGCTGCACCTTGAACGCATTGGTACTACTAGTGGATACACCATTGAATGACAGCGTAATCTTTTTGACCCATGATGGAAGATTTAAGAAATCAACACCTACAACGGTGATTGCAGTCGAAGCCACGGTCTGCGAAACACTGACAGTGTAAGTTCCGACACCACCGGCACCCGTCCCAAGAGCAGTGATGACAGTCCCTGCCGTTACACCCGTGCCGGTGATAACTTGGCCAACAGCGATGGTTCCCGCAGACACGACAGAAACTGTCATGGTCGTGCCAGTAATCGACGCTGTGAAAGTTGTTGTGGTTGTGGACACGTTTGTGCCTGACAGCAGCGGGCGAATTGTACCACTGGAGTCGGCAACAGTTGTAAAGTTGGCGGTCGTGCCCGTCAGCGCACCGGTTGCCGTGATACTGGTGAAGTTACCAGCGGCAGGCGTTGTAGCACCGATCACGATACCGTTGAGCGTACCAGACGATGCGGTTAAAGCACCCGTCGCTGCCAGTGTTGTAAATGTTCCAGCGGCAGGGGTCGAGGCACCAACGGTCGTACCGTTGATAGTTCCGGATGTAACAGTCAAAGCACCTGTTGCTACAAGTGTGGTAAACCGACCAGATGCTGCAGTCGTAGCACCGACTGTGGTTCCATTGATAGAACCACCAGTTGCAATCAAACTGCTTGTGGCTGTCAAAGTCGTAAAGGTTCCCGCCGCAGGCGATGCCCCGCCGATCACAATGCCGTTGAGTGTACCGGAAGTTGCAGTCAGTGCACCGGTTGCAGTAAGCGTTGTGAACCTACCGGATGAGGCAGTCGTCGCACCCACAGATGTACCGTTTATCGTACCAGACGATGCAGTCAGCGCACCAGTTGCGGTCAGAGTTGTGAATGTGCCGGCAGCTGGGGTCGTGGCACCAATGATTGTATTGTCAATCGAAGTGTTGTTAACCACATCCAAAACATTCTGGGCGGTCACGCGCAACTCGAACTTCGACCCAGAGCTGAATGTCTGGGCAATGGTGCCTTCCTGCGCACGGACAATCGTGAAACCGTCACCGGTTCTTGCCGTGACTTTTACAACTTCGATGCTTCCTGCCGTACTAGACAGAGTTCCATAGAAGTAATCTCCCGAACCAAGCGTCGGAAACAACGAACCTTCACCGGCACCGAGAGTCAAACCGATGTCGGAAGCGGTGATTGTAACCGCCAGATAGCCTATGGAGTTGTTCTTCAGCTTGATCGACATGGCTTATCTCACAACAAAAGCAGGTTCAAATCAGGAATAACACTCTGCACATTGGCAGCAGTCACACGCAGCTCGGCAGCACTTCCGGCAGCAAATGGAAGGGCTTGCGTTCCTTCCTGTGCGCGGACAATCGTGAAGGTATCATCCACGCGGGCGGTCACTTTAACAATCTCAAATGTGTTTGATGTTGCTATAATGGTCAAATAAAAATAATCCGACACCCCGAGCGACGGAAATAAAGCACCGGTACCAGCGGTCACAGAGAGCGAGGTCGCCACACTGCTCAGGTCCGTAGCCAGTTTCGATGTAGCATTGTTTGTAAGTTGGATGCTCATGTCAACCTCACGCGAATTTCGGACCGATCACGGCCAGATTGCCGCGAACATTTGAGAAGTTGGACCGAGCACGCCGATCCGATGTGTAGTACAGAAACTGTTTGGCATGATAGGTTGCCAGTTCACGGTCTTTCCATGCCACATTGGGCATGACCAATAGATTCTGCAACGCACCATGGACGATCATATCTTCCAGTTCATCCATGACAACAGAGTCCATGGATGTCGCGGTGCGCTTGGGTTTCAACGCATAGAACATGCGCATGATATACGGTTTCTTGTTATCCGGCAGCGGCAGGACGAGGTACTTGTCCGGATTGATCTGTGTCACAGATCGCGGCTCAGACCCATCGGCATAAGCTGTATCGGGTACAATAAAAGTATTGCCGCTATTGAAAGCGGCGACATTGAACTCGTTGGCATCAAACACACTGGATGCATCCGAGGACCACATCGTATCGGGGTCCAACCCGCTATAGGCATCTGCCCACTGCGGATATTTGATGATTGCATCTTCCAAGATCAGACGCTCAAGCGGCGTTCCGTTCATGATAGCGGCAAAGACAATATGCACATCGGTATTGTCGGGCTTGTTGTATCCGTACTCGAACACACCCGGAGTCAGGGAATATGTCGGCTGGACCCAACGCCAAAACAGTGTGCGCTCACAGGCACGGATAGCCGCATCCCGTATATACTTTAGGATAAGAGGCTGCGGACAGCCGGGAACACTCTGGCTGATCGACGGGACAAGAGTGGAAAATGCTTTGTCAACCATCAGATCACCTCACCGGAAGAAGCCACTGAACTGTTGGGTTTAAGCCCTGCCGCTTTGGTATCAGTTACTGTACGAGACTGCAAGGAAACAGTCAAACACTGCGTAAACGAATCAAGGAACAGTTTGGCACGACCGGAGTTGATGTGTTCAGCATCAATGGACTCTGCCAGATAAACCACTCCGTCTACGATCACAGGCAAGAACGCATCAGTCGGTTGGCTGATAGTATCATCCATTCCGTAATTCGGTGGGGACATGGCGTACTCCCCTACCAAAACAATACCTGCTGTCGGGCGAGGATACAGAAAATACTTCTGCCCGTTCTTTACATGCCTCATGTAACTGAGCGGGGTGCCAGATGCTTCGCTTGCCCATCCGGGATAACTACGGCTGATAGACTCACGATCAGTCTCGGTGATTGCATCTCCGTCCTTGATGTAGAAAATGTCAATCAAACGGATTGCACCTGAAGGAAGTGACTGGATCGGAGAGTCAGGAACTGTTTCGATTTCAGCTACTTCTGCAAATAAATCAGGCCGAAGAACCGCCACACGCTTTAATGTCAGGTTGACATAAGCAAGCATGGCCTCATCGCTGTTGCGATAAGGTACAAGAGTATCTTGGATGATACCCCGTGCGTCGGTTATGATTTCGGCTGGTGTCATCACACACCCCGTGAGGCTTCTGCGTTGAGTTCTTCGTTAGTATACTCCGGCTCTGTCGGAATGTCATCTGTTGATAAGTCAATAGGTTCACGCTTTTTGCGGCCTTTTTTGGCAGCGACTTCTTCGACACGGGCGATGGCCTCGGTCGGGATGAAACGCTCGGGATAGGCTTCTTCCTCTGTCACTTCATACAGATTGGGATTGTTGGCGAGTATTGGGTCCCATTCAAAAATCCAACCGTCCTTACGGCTCTTGAGATAACGGATGCTCATTTGTTAAAACCTTTCAAAGTCTGGGCAAGACGGGCACGCTGGCCGATTTTGCCGGGTTTCTTGGCGGCAGCAGCCAATGCCTTTGCCGGAATAGTCTCACCTTTTTTTACACCAAGTTCTTTACGTAACGCACCGGGTTTCTTAATTGCACCCGCAATCCAGTTCTTCTTTGCCATGTCACTTTCCTTTGCGTTTACCGGACGGGGACACCGGCCATGATTGTCTAGCAGAACTTGTTTTGCGGTTTGCCATGGATGCTTTCTCGGATGCCGACATCTTGGCAGCAGCTTTTTTGGGGCGACAAGCAGGGTAAGCACGAGAACCTTTTTCCGCACCGCTGCGTCCACAAGACTCACCGGTCTTTATGTCCACCCACTTCTCGCCAAACCATTTTCCAAGTCCACCCTTAGCCACGCTTCTTCACCCTATTGTCTGCACCGGACCATGTGCCACCGCGTTTTTTGTACTCCTTTGCTGCCCACGCATTGGCATAAGCACTTGGATA